TATTTTGGTTTAATTGAAACTCAAAACTCTCATCACACAAGATTACAATTAATGGAAGCTGATCTTGAAAAGAATACAGAGTTTAGAATTAAATGGCCAAGAGGATTAATGGGTTCACTTCCCGCTGATTCTGAGCAGTTCATGCTTATCGAAGATCTGTATAAACAAGTAGAAAAAATGCAACAGACTCAAGAAATGAACATGACAAACAAAGTTAATATAGAATTTTTAATGAAGCAAATGGACAAAGCATTAAAAGATATTGAAAAATTAAAAGATAAACAAAGGGAGTTTGCAAATGGAAACGGTAATTACTAGTGTCGTTGCTCTTTGTATGTTTATAGCAGGCGAATTAAAAGAGCATAGAATACAACAATCCATGAGTGATTGTTTAAAAGGGAAAAGACTTGCAGAACGTGATCAAAATGTTAATGTTCAGTATATGTGTGGGAAAGTAAAGGCAGAACTTGAATCAAATATAGATGGATCAAAATATATTAAAAAAATTATCACAGAAAAATAAAATTTAATTTTATGAAACTATTGGGTTTAAGACTGTGTGAGCACGACAGTAATATATCCTATTTTGATGGTGACTCCGTTCATTATTTAAAAACAGAAAGATTATATAACGAAAAACATCACGCTTATAATAATTTATGGCAATGGAAAAGTGACCTTAAAATTTTAAATACTAATATTGAGGATATTGATGAAATAGCCATAGTTATAGATCCTTGGGTACATAAACTTCCTTCAATTAATGAGGAATTTTTCCCAGCCATAGACTACAATATATTTTCAGATAAATCTAAGGTTTTTAGAGTAAATCATCATCTAGCACACGCTTTGAGCTGTTGGCCTCTTTATGATGAGAGACCTAAATATGAAATAATAATTGACGGGTTTGGAGATGAGAATAACGCTTGGACAGTTATAAAAGAAAATAAAATATTTAAAAGAGGTTATTATAATCTTAATGGTTCTTTAGGTTCTTGTATGGGAGGTGCAGCAAAATTTTGTAATATACAAGCTTTTCATGAACAAGATTTAGCAGGAAAATTAATGGGTTTACAATCATATGGGAAAATAGATTATAATTTTCGTAATAAATTAAACTTTGATATGATGACCATTAATCATTTATTTAATTTTGAAAATTACATTAATCATAAAGGTGATAAAACATTAGCTATATTAACTCCTTTAGATTGGATAAAAACAGTTCATGATAAAGTGTCGGATATTTTAATAGAATTTTTTGAAGAGGTTACAATGAAAAATTATAATGCACACATATCTTATTCTGGGGGTGTTGCACAAAATGTTATATGGAACACTTCTATAAAAAACAAATTTAATAATTTAATAATTCCTCCACACTGTGGTGATGAAGGTTTATCTTTAGGTGCTTTAGAATTTTTAAGAACAAAAAACAAATTACCAAAATTTAAATTAGATAATTTTCCATTTTGTCAAAGCGATGAGGGCCCAGAAAAAAATGCCGATGAAATCACAATTAAAAAGACTGCTCAATATTTAAAGGAAGGAAAAACAGTTGCCTGGTATCAAGGAAATGGTGAGATAGGTCCAAGGGCTTTAGGTAATAGATCTTTACTATTTAATCCAATTTTTCCTAATGGTAGAAACATAATTAACAAAATAAAAAATAGAGAAAACTACAGGCCTTTTGGAGCTTCTATTTTAAAGGAATATCTAAGTTTATATATTAATGGACCAAAAGATAATAAACACATGTTGTTTGTGGGAAATTTAATACATAAAAATTTAGATTCTATTAAACATGTTGATGGAACTTGTAGATACCAAGTGGTTGATAAAACAAATTTAATATTTTACAATTTAATAGAAGAATTTAATAAACTAACAGATTGTCCAATTTTATTAAATACAAGTTTAAATATTAATGGAAAGCCTATAATGTCAAAACTAGAAGATGCATTAAGTTATTTTAACCAATCAGATATTGATATCTTAGTGCTAGGAAATAAAATATATACAAAATAATGAAAAATATATTTTCAGTAGGAATAGAAATATACAAAATAGAAAATATAGATAATAAAAAATTAGTTGATTATGCAAAAAAACACTCAATTAAAAATGGTTTAAAAGATACTGAAAGTATTCTCAGTAACAACATATTTTACAATTTAAATAATATAGTTGAGTTAAAAATGAAAGAATTTTTTTATAAAATATTTAATACAAAATATGATATTAGTTTAGCACGAGCATGGGCAAATTATAATTTAGATGAATTCAACACAGTACCACATATACATAAAGAATTTTTTTTAAGTGCTGTATATTACCCCTTAGCTACAGATGGCAACCTTACATTTATGAACCCAATGCCTTCTTTGACAGCTCATCAAGGTAATGATATGGTAGATAATTTTAACGAATATAATAGTGACTATTATGATTTTCCAGCTAGAACCGGCAACTTAGTAATTTTTAATTCTATGTTAAATCACTTTATCAATAAAACAAAACAAGAAAGAGTTTCTATCGCATATGATGCAAATTTAATAAAATTATAAAAAATGAATTTATCTCGTAACTTTTCTCTTCAGGAGCTTATTAAATCGGACACAGCTGTTCGTAAGGGAATCAACAACAATCCAAATGCAGGTCAAATAGAAAAACTTAAAGACTTGTGTGAAAATATTTTACAACCCGTCCGGGACCATTTCGGTAGAGTTAAAATTACATCAGGGTTCCGTTCAGAAGACCTTTGCGTTGCCATAGGTTCGAGTCGGAACAGCCAGCATGCAAAAGCTGAGGCAGCCGATTTCGAATGTGTTGGAGTCGACAATGCTGAAGTCGCTGATTGGATTAAACAGAACCTTGAGACAGATCAACTGATCCTCGAGTTCTACACGCCTGGAGAACCTAACTCGGGGTGGATACATTGTAGTTGGATTCCTGAAGGAAGACGTGAACAATTTATGCACGCATTTAAGTCGGAGGGAAAGACAAAATACAAACCAATAATAGGAAAAGCAAAAGACCTGGTTTAGATGATAAAAATATTTGATAATAAAATTTCAAAGGAAGATCAAAATACTATTTATACTTTTTGTAAAAATAAAGAATATTTTAGAGGTGAAAATGATAGACCAAATCTACCACCAACAGGTTTAGTCTCAGCATTAGATGATGAAAGTGTAATTAACACATTATTAGCTGTTACGGGAAATAAAAATAAAAAATTATTTAGATCTTACATTAATTTTTTTGCTCCTTATGAAAATCCTTTCTATCACACAGATAATGAAAAAGTGGGTTATGAAACATTACTTTATTATGTAAATACAGAAAATATTAATGTAGATGAAGGAGGGGAAACTTTTTTTATCGAAAAAGAAAATAGAATTGGTATTCCATACGTAGCAGGAAGAATTATTATATTTGATGCTAATATTTTACACAAAGCTTCTTCATTTAGAAATTTAGATAGATTTACAATAGCTCTAAAATGGAAAAATGATTGAAGTTAAAAAAAATTTTTTAAATAACCAACTTTTTAACGAAATTAAAAATTTAATTGATTCTAATAAAATTCCATGGTTTTACCAAAATAGTATGACTAATCAAGGTGATGGACAAGAGAAGTTTTATTTCGGTCATATTATTTATGGTGAATCTAAACCTAACTCAGATTTATATTGTTATTTTGAAGAAATAATTAAATTATTAAATGTTAAATCTTTAATAAAAATAAGGGCAAGTTTGAGTGTAAATACAAATGAAAGATATTACTCTTATTGGCATACAGATCAAGACTTTAAATGTAAAACTTCATTACTATACTTAAATACTAACAACGGGTTTACTGAAATTTTTGATGATGAAAACAAAATTCACAAAATTTCTTGTGAAGAAAATAAAATGATTATTTTTGATTCTTACCATAAACACAGATTAGTTTCTCAAACAGATACCCCAAAAAGACTCACAATCAACTTTAATTATTTTTAATGAATTTAATTATTTTTCCAAGTTGGTTGAGCCATGGTTCCCATGAGGATACTAATATGTCCTTAGAAAGAGTTGCATTAAGCTTCAATACGTAGTATTTTAATTATATGGCAATAGGACGAGGACAAATATCTGCACAAATAGATGGTAAGTTAAGAGGTGCTAGAGGTGAAAAAAAGAAAAAACTACAAGTTAAAAAGAAACCCAACAGCAAAAAGTCTAAGGTCTTCAAAGTTTAGTCAAAAAGTGATACAATCTAAGAAATTGTATAACCGTAAAAAGGACTTAAATGGCAACTTCAGGAACTACGAGCTTTAACCTTAATATAGATGAAGTAATTGACGAAGGTTACGAAAGATGTGGTCTTAGCACTACTTCTGGTTATGAAATGCGTTCTGCTAGAAGAAGTTTAGATTTATTATTTGCTGAATGGGGTAACAGAGGTATTCACCTTTGGAAAACAGAATTAAACGAAATACCTTTAGTGTCTGGTCAAGCTGAATATGCAGTCGATGCAGATGTTAACGATGTATTAGAAGCTTATGTATCTTCAAGTGCAGCAGCATCAGATGGTGTAAATACACAAGATGTTTCTTTAACCAAAATTGATAGATCGGCGTATGCTGCGCTACCTAATAAATTAGCGTTAGGGCAACCGTCACAATATTATGTAGATAGACAAACTACTCCAAATATATATTTATATCAGGCACCTGATTTAAACACATACAACACATTAAAGTTTTATGTAATTAAAAGAATTGAAGATGCTGGTGCATACACAAATGATGCCGATGTTGCTTATAGATTTTTACCGTGCATGTGCGCAGGGTTGGCTTATTACTTAGCTATGAAAAAAGCTCCACAGCTTGTACAACAAAATAAATTAATTTATGAGGATGAATTGAAAAGAGCGTTAGATGAAGATGGTCAAAGAACATCTACATACATCACTCCACAATCTTTTTATCCTAACGGAGTATAATTATGCCAAAATGGGCTACAGGAAAAAGATCACAATCAATATCGGATAGATCAGGAATGGCTTTTCCATATACTGAGATGGTGAAGGAATGGAACGGTTCTTTAGTTCATTATTCTGAATTTGAACCCAAGCACCCTCAGATAAGAAGAAAGTATAATGTATCTGATGCAATAGCTTTACAAAATTCAAGAAATCAAAAGTTTCAACAACCAACTCAAGAATTTACAGATGATCAAACAATTTCTGATTCTGGTGGAATAACAGTTGGCGTTGCTAATTTATCTTTACCAGGAGATTTTGCATTTATTAATCAAGGAACCTCAGCTATGACTCCTGCTGATCCTTCCCTACAAAATAGAAGAAGACAACTAGATGCACTAGTTGGTCAAGCGGAGGTTAATATAACTTAATGGCAGTTACGTATGCAAATTTTTTAACACAAGTAAGAAACTACACTGAAGTAGACAGTAATGTTTTAACGGATAGTATTATTCAAGATTTTATAAGATCAGTAGAACTAGATGTTGCCGGTAAAGTTGATTATGATGATTTAAGAAAATATTCAACTTCTACATTTACTTCAGGAAATAGATACGTATCATTACCTGCAGATCTAACCATAATTAGATCTGTTCAAGTTATTGATGGCTCTACAAGAACTTTTCTTGAAAGAAGAGATACAAGTTTTATCTCAGAATACAACAACAATGCGGCTACAGGTTTACCTAAATATTGGGCTAACTGGGATGATTTTAATATATTTGTAGCTCCTATACCAGATTCCGCATACACTGTACAAATCAATTACATCACAGATCCACCACAGTTTACATCTTCCAACAATACATTTTTGTCTACTTATCAAGAATCAATGTTGTTACATGGCGTGCTTACTGAGGCTTTTAGATATTTAAAAGGACCACAAGATATGTACAAGCTGTATGAAAGTAAGTATAATGAAGAAGTACAGAATTTTGCTCTTCAACAAATGGGGAGAAGAAGACGTGCGGAATATGATGATGGGGTACCTAGAATTAAGATACCTTCACCAT